TGCCAAAAGAATTTATAGACAAACATTGTAGTTCTATCACCGTTCAAAGCTACGATTAAGTCTTGAACAGAAGAACCTACCATTAACTCTAAAGTCGAAGGAATATAAGTAGGTATTTGTGCAGTTATTTCAGAAGCATCAAATATATTATTATCAGCATCCACATAGTACTCCATTAATCCTTCACTATTATTCCTTTTAAAATTAAAGTATAAATAGTTATTAATTACTAAAGGTGTAATTGTCTCCGAAGAATCATACTCTGTTGTCGGTGTGATGCTGACTGTTTTAGGAGTAAGCAATTCATTCCCTCTTAACACAAACTGAGTCCTATTGGAAAAGATTACAAGTTTCTCTTGAAAAGGAACAGCGTGTTGTAACTCCACTACTTTTGTGTGACTAATACCCACATCAATTGGAGCGGAGTCTAATAAACTTAAAACACTTGTCCTCCACAAATTAAAGTACTCATCCGCTTCACTGAACACTACATTATTCTTAGTCAGGAAACCTAGTCTATTCTTAAAAAAGAACATATCTTTAATTTTACTTCCCACTAAACTAGGAGCAGGATTACTTCTATCATCTCCTACTTTCCTTGCTTCCCAAGAAGCGACATCTAGTGTCCAGTAATTAAAGGAAGTATCTGTAGGTTTTAACTGTAAAGGCAGAGTATTAAAGTTTAAACGTGATTGAATACCTTCTGATACTCCTTCAGTATCATCTTCATTTTTCCATCCTATAGTTTCTACCCAAGTACCTTCTCCAAATTCGTTGTTATCTTTTGTCTTGAATCTTACGTAGTAGTCATCTTGGTCTAGTTCAGGATCACCTATTACTTTCACTCTAAAATTACGATAACATTTAGCAGGTAAATCTGTTATGCTGGAGACTTCTTTGTAAATAACACCTAGTCCTTGATCCGCTAGTCCATCCGCAGCTCTTATAGAAAAGTCACTGCCTATTACATAACGAGCAGTTAAAGCCCAAGGCGTAGCTAAATTTGTACGTGTCGTTGCTATCCAATATGTAGAGTAATTTGCACCTACTCCAGGTTCATCTGTACTGGATGCTGTGTGGTCTTGTATGCACTTGTAAAATTGATTGTTATGAGAGACATAAGAAACCCTAGAGATTTTAATAACAGCATCTTTACTTTCTGTTCTAATCGCACCTGATGCTTCTATTGTAGCAGTTCCTGTCGCCAAGTTTACAGGAGTTGGAATAACATCTGGGTGGAGTGCACCAATTATGATCCAAACTTCCCGATGCCACTCATAGCTTGACCAAGTATGCTCTGGAGCGTTTTCAGGGGCTTTCATCTCTCCCCAAAATGTAATTATAGGGTCAGGGTAAGAACTATCGTATCCAGTCCCTCCGTACAGCATAGTAACACTTTGTACTACACCTCCTTGGACATCACAGATACCCTTTGCTCCTTGTCCTTTTAAAACTCCATTACTATCATACTGTTCTACAACAGCAGTCACTCGATAACCATAATCCTTAAATAGAGGATCAACTTCTGGATAGAATACATAATCTGCTCCTCCACTTGTAACTGTAATGTCAGATATAACATTAGTTGATTGAGTGTAGTTATAAGCTATTAAATCACTGAGGTCTTTTGCAATGTGTCCTGTGTCTGCATCAAAGCCATCACCTCCTTCACCACTTCGATATGTAGCAGGATAATCAGCGTGAGGTGTGTGCTCGTTTGTATGTCCGCTAGGAAGTGCTGCATTGTTAAAAGGTACTAATAAATCATCGATGTATACATTATAGTTCTTCTTATAGTCTCCTAGTTTAACAAAGAGTAAAGCTTCCCTTTCTAAAGGGGTTGAGAGATCAGTAGAAAAAATAGATACAGTCTGTTCTTTATTTGCTATGAAAGTATAATCAGCAACAGTAAGTGCTTTAACATCTTCTCTAGGATTAGATATATTATTTAAATACGCTTGTGCTGATGTACTTATGCTTACTTGTGCCACAGGATTACCTGTGTTTAAATTGAAAAGAGAGACTGCACAAAGAGATACTTTATTCTCTAATACACAAGCAAACCTATTGTCATCATCTCTGTCTATGTATTGAACAAAGGAGTCATCACTGATCGGACTAGTGAATAATTTATTGATGTGCCTTGTATTAGGACGCTTAACAAGTCCTTCTACAACAGTAGCCCAAGCATTAATCTGTTCGTCACATTGCCCTGGAAACCGTAAGTTGTCAGGTTGTTGTGAAACCCCTTGTGCTAAGTTAGGAACACTGTTTACTAGCAAAGGCATCTCTATCGATCAAGTACTCGTAATACGCTGTAGTTATCGAAGATGGTTCTATCTGCATTCTCAGAGTCACTCTCAATAGCTCTTGCTTTCGCTTCAATCTCATCTCTTAAAGCAAACCCTTCTATCTCTCTACTCCCTAAGAATCGGGCAGCAAAAATACGAGCTGCTTTAACAGATATGTAATGTCTAAATTGTTCAGGTAATTCTTCGTAAGCTAACTCAAAAGTTATAATAGCTTTTAAGCTCTTAGTCCAAGTATCCCTGTGGTTTTTCCTGTCGTATAATTTAAGACCTCGTTGTACAGGATCAGTGTCCGTGTTTAACTCAGGGTCTAAATCTACTTTTAAAGTGTTAACAGGAAGAGTAATCTTACTAGTACCTGAATCAGGAACTAAAGGATAATCATACTCAGTGTTGTAATGCCAGCCTTCCGATTGGATTGCTTTGCTTGTCTCGTTTAAAACAGACTCAGCTTGAACGACAGTCACAGGAACAGCACTTGTGCCTCCTAATGTATTAACAGGTGATTCTCCTATTACAGAGATCATTATGTTTACTGCGTCAAGTTTAGTCGTTAAAGCCATAGCATTGTTTAGTAAATAAAAATATCAGTGAAGGGAAGGGATTCCGCTACGCAGTCCCCCCTCCCCACACCGAAGAGAGAATCCTTATTAAGCAATAAGTTCGATAGCACACTCAGGACGGAGGATTCCGTGTCCCATAGCATACTTAGCAACGAACAATGTACCTTGACGCTCAATCTGATATTCAGACTCAGTAGCAAGATCAAGAAGCTTTACAGTTCCTACAGCAGCAGAGTGTCCTACGATACCCAAACTATTGCTGAAGTCACCATCATATCCGTCAGTAGCTGCAAACAAATCATTACTACTACCTGCATCTCCTGAGTTTGTTCCAGAAGCGGAAGACAAATCAGTTGAAGGGATGTTGTTAGATTTGTAGATAGTGATACCTGCAATCTGAGGAATTGATCCAGAAGCAACGCTACCTAAACCTCCTACGTCTTTATTGACGGCAGAAGTAGAGATGGCAAGAGCACCTGCACCACCAGTAATGAGCCTGTAATACTCTTGTGGACGAAGCACTGCGAAACGACCTTCACTTGGAACGTCATTTTCATCGAGCTTCTGAGCAGCAGTGAAAAAGGCAGCAGTTAACTCAGCACCTGTAACAGTAGCTGGAGTACCCACACTACCTGGAGCAGAGAAGTCGTTGTTAGGAACATCTAATCTTCCTCCAACTTTACCACCTGTGATAACAGAAGCTGAACGAGCTGCACCGATGAATGACTTAGCTACTGCTTTATCAAAACGAAGAGCAAGAGCCTTACCAATCTCGTTCGCGTAAACGGAACGAATATCGTAGTGATTCTTTACATCGTCAATGTTAGCCAAGAAAGTAGAAGCCAACAGTACCTTATCGATAGTGATGGTTTGTTCAGCTTTCTTGATGTCGCTCAAGTATGAGTTTCCACCATCAGCAATGTTTTCGCCAGGTGTGTGGTAAGAAGCAGATGCAATTCCAGTAACTGGGAACTGAGCTGATTTACCGTTTTCGATTGTGCGAACAGTATGTAGTGGTTTGAAGACGTTAGACTCCTCAAAGGTTTGCAAGATTTCTCCGCTAAACTTTTTAAGAAACAAAGCATCTACATCATTAGCACTATTAACCTGTCCTACACGTGAGGGGGATGTATTTCCATTAGCCATAATATATGTGTGTTGTAATTGTTATTATTAGTATTTGTTTTTCGACTTTCGTTTGAACCTTTGATCGAGATTGTCCACCGCAGTGGGTCTTAACATTAGTACTACTAATTGTCTGTTAAAGTAAATTAAGTATTATAATTCCACTTAAACATAGAACAGTCAAGACAATAGCCTTCTCCTTCTTGTTCAAGTTATTATAAATTCTTCTTAGTCTTTTTAATTGATTTATCATTATTGTTAGATTTCTTCTGTACATATCGGGTATAAAAGATAGGTACTATGTTCCAAAGGATAACACCAACAAGACATAGTTTCAAGAATCCATAGACTTCATCTAACATCGAGTCAAAGAATCCATCATCCATCTTCTCGTCTAATTGTTGTTGTACAAGTTTCTGTACATCTCCTTCGGATATAGCTTTGACTTTGTTAGCTAATCCCTTGTTCTCCTCCATTAACTTAGCTCCCTCTCCTATTCCCCATCCAAGGGCAGCACCACCAGCAGCAGGACCAGGACCACCAAGGCTACCAACAGTTGCTCCACCTACACTGCCTATTAACGGATAAAAAGAAGCCTTGGAACATCCACCAAAAAGAACCAGAACCAACACTGGCAAGAAAAAAGATGGAGTCCAAGGCTTCAAACCTACAATAAAAGTCTATATACTACTGACAGATATACGTCTGTCAATCTCTTCGTGATATGCTTTATCTCCACTCCTATATCTAGGATCAGATTGAGCACGAGCTAATTCCTGCATGGAACGAAAAGGCATAGTAGAGGACTTGTTAACTGATCCTTGTACTAATCGAGGACTAACACCATTCTCTGCTTTGTATTGAGCGTACAATCCTTTAGTGGCTAACTTAGCTTGTTCAACTGTACCATTCTGTACAATCTCATCAAAAGTATTTACCTCTTCAGGAGATAAGTTATTAGAAGCCCACTCTGCCATTTGATCCCAGTTACCGTCAGCAGCAGACTTAATACTACCTTCTTCACTTTGCATAAGTGCTTGTTGACCAGCTGCATAGCTATCTACTATCTCCTTCGATATCCCAGCTTTAGCAAGATTCTCATAGGTCTCCTCAGATAGCTTACCATCATTCTGAAAAAACTCTTTAGAAGCTTCCACAACAATATCGTTGCTATCCAGGTCTTCCTCCTGAGTGTCATTGGTTTCTTCTTGTACTTCAGATTCTTCTTCTTCCTGCTGTTCCTGTTCTTCATTAGCCCCTGCTCCCATCTTCTTCTCAAGTTCACTGTAAGCGTTTGCCATATCTTCAGCACTCTTAAACTTTTCAGGTAACCACTCAGGTCTATTACCTTCCGTCTGTTCTTCAGGTACTGACTCAATAGCTTCTTCTGACTCTGGGTCAATCTCCTGTGGTGCTTTCTCATTTATCTCTACTCGGTGTAATTCTGCCATATCTCTCTATTCTTCTTGTGGTTGTTGTGATGCCATGTACTGCTCTTGTGCAGCATTGATAGCAGGTGCTACAGCAGGACTACCCAACTTCATCATCATCTCTTGTTGTTGGGCTTGCTGCATAGCTTGTTGAATTTCTTCGTCTGATTTAATTAGTCCTTCAGTCTCAATACCTAACGCTGTAGCTCTTCTCTTGAAGTAATCAGATACATTAACATATTGTGCAACTGCTTGAGGACCAACGATTTGATTAGCCCCTGCAAGGAATAGATCAAGCTTTTGTAAATCATTACCTCGTCCTAGTGCTTCAACACCAGTAACAATAGTAGGTTTAACAATGTCTTTAGGTAACTTAGG